CCAGATACCTTCGCGGACATCGTCCGTGGCATGAATCTCTATGGTCGAAAAATCCTGCGCAGCGATAGCCTGTTCAATGCTTGGTACAACCTAGCCTAATAAATTTAGGGGCTGGCTTGTGCTGGCCCCTTTATCCCTTTTCTAAGGAATTAGTATGCCTAGTACTTACATCTCGCTATGTAATCAGGTCTTGCGGCGTCTAAACGAGGTGGAAATCTCTGACGCTGATTTTTCGTCTGTGCGAGGTGTACATGCACTGAGTAAGGATGCGGTCAAGGCTTCTTTGGCGCGTATTAATCAGGCAGAATTTGGATGGCCCTTTAATGCGGCTACCCACACACAAACACTAGTTGCAGGCACAGAAGAGTACTCTTGGCCTTCCAATTTAAAAACAGCAGACTTCAACAGTTTCCAAATACTAGAGGACGCTAATCTAGGTTCAAAGAACGCTACTATGGCTTCAATGGATAGAGATGAGTACTACAGATATCACCGCGACACAGACACTACCTCTGGCGCAGCCGGTAGAGGAGTGCCTACGCACATTTACCCTGCTCATGGAAGTGCATTTGGAGTAACCCCTACGCCGGACAAAGCCTACAAGGTAAAATTCAATTACTTCCTCAACTACACCGACCTCACTTTGTATGATGATGTAACCCGTGTGCCTACATCCTTTGACAGCGTCCTCGTAGACGGTGCGCTGTATCACATGTACATGTTCAAGGATAATGTAGAGTCAGCCCAAGCGTCCTATGTAGCCTTTGAACAAGGGCTAAAAGACCTACAGAGTTTGTACATCAACCAGTTTGATTACATCCGCGATACACGGGTCAGGTTCTAATGCCAGACCAGATAGCCTCATTAAAAGTTGTCTCTGCCGGTGGTCTTAATTCCAATGAAAATCATTTGGACTTATCCGATAATAACCCCGGTAGTGCTACTAGATTAGTCAATTATGAACCATCATTATTTGGCGGTTATCGGCGTATTGAGGGTTTCTCTAAATATGACAGTAACTACGGAGAAGTGACCGTAGCAGGACAGACAACTGGCACCGGACCAGTACTAGGCCTAGCCATATTTAAGGATGATGTAAGCAACTCCACTAAGATCATTGCTGCGCGTAAGGATGCTGGTGGAAGCACGTATAGTTTCTACTATTACACCGCTGGGATAGGCTGGAGAAAATTCACTCTGGATTACAGCGTAACTCGCCCAATGACTGCCAGTACCCTGACGGTCAGCAAGATACGCCACGCCCAGTTTAATTTTGGCACCGGAAATAAGATTTGCTTTGTAGACGGCGTTAACCCTGCGATTGTCTTTGATGGTGCAAACTGGGAAGAGATTAAATCGACTAACTCAGGCGGTTTTGCTGCAGGCGGTAGTAACACGGCGGGTGGAGCGCAGGCTTTAAACGCTCCGGCTCTGGTAGACGTATTTGAAAACCACTTGTTCTTGTCCGGACACAAAGGCACTGCAGCGGTAGTAGCCCATTCAGCCCCTAACGACCCATACACATGGACTACGGCTGCAGGCGGCGGTCAGATAGCAGCGGGTTACGATGTAGTCCAGATTAAGCCCTTTCGTGATAACCTGTTTGTATTTGGTAATAAGGACATCAAGAAGGTTTCTGTCAGTTCTGCCGGAGCATTCGTTTTAGAACAGGTTACCACCAACGTGGGCTGTGTAGCACGGGATAGCGTTCTTGAAATCGGTGGTGACCTTATGTTTTTAGCACCGGATGGTTTTAGACCAGTTGCCGGTACTAGTAGAATTGGTGATGTCGAACTTGAGACAGTCTCTAAGCCTATACAAGCCACTCTGGTTGACATCATCAAGAACAACGACATGGATACTCTCAGCGGGGTAGTAATCAGGTCTAAATCTCAAGTGAGGTATTTTTTTGGTGCCTCTACCGCTGCCAATGGGACCATCAGCCCATCTGTTGTAGACTCCGAAGGGATAATAGGCGGTCTATCTGAAGATGGCGGTTCTATTAGTTGGAGTTTTGGACAATTACAGGGAATACGTGCGTCTTGTTGTACCTCAGATTATGTAGGCACAGAAGAGGTAATCCTACACGCAGACCATGACGGAAATGTATACAGGCAGGAAGTAGGCACCAGTTTTAACGGTGATGATATTGTCGCAGTTTATGCCACTCCTTATTTGGATTTTGGCGAGACTGAACAGCGCAAGGTAATTCGCAAGATAAACACCTTTATCAGAGCGGAAGGTCCACTAGAACTGCTCTTATCAGTTACTTACGATTGGGGTGATGGCGATGTCCAAGCACCTAATACCTATTCTCAATCCTCTACCGGTGCGCCTACCAGATACGCAGGTAGAAATATTAATTACGCAGCCGCCAACGTCCTCTACGGTGGTTCATCCAAACCAATTATGACTAGTGATATTCAAGGTAGCGGATTTGCTGTCCAAGCCACCTTCGTAACCGTTGGTCAGACAGAACCATACTCAATTCAAGGTATGGTTTTTGAATATTCAGTTGCAGGGAGACGATAGTCAATGGCGGGTTACACAAGGCAGTCAACTGCTACGATAATCAACGGAGCGGGTATTACTGCACCGCCTTTAAATGCGGAGTTTAACCAGCTTGTTTCGGCATTTAATTCTTCTAGCGGTCACACCCACACGGGCGGTACAGGAGACGGCCCACAAATACCCCTTGCTACATCTGTCACCGGCTATCTTCCTTTGGCTAATGGTGGTGTAGGCGGTAAGAACAACGTCACAAATTCTATTCCTACCGCAAATGATGATAGCGGAGATGGCTATGCACCGGGGTCTTTATGGGAGAATAGTAGCACTGGGCGTATTTATGTATGCGTAGGTAATACCAGCGGGGCTGCTGTTTGGCGCGAGTTAGTCCAGCAAGACCTTGCCGGTACTATGATCACAGACGTGGACATCAACGGCGGTGACATTGATGGTACAGACATTGGCGTGGCTTCTGTTGGTACTGGTGCGTTCTCAACTATTTCAGCAACGGGTAATATCACCGGTAATCTAGTAGGTAATTCCACTGGCTTGCATACAGGCGCAGTGACAGGAGATGTAACCGGTAATATCACCTCTTCTGGCACGTCTACTTTTGGGGCCATCGACGTTAACGGCGGTGCCATAGATGGTACTGTCATTGGTGCTAACGTACTAGCAGCCATTAGCGGGTCTACCATCACTGGTACTAGTTTTGTTGGTCCTTTGACAGGTACGGTAGCAGGAAATGTAACTGGTAACCTAGCCGGTAATGTAACTGCTTCTAGCGGCACTACTGTTTTAAATAACCTGACGGTAAATGGTACAATAGATGTTACCAGTACTACCATTGAAAACGTATCTGATCCAACATCTGCCCAGCAAGCAGCTACTAAGAATTATGTAGACACTCAGGTAAGCGGTTTAGTTGCATCTGCTCCGGCTGCTCTGGACACGCTGAACGAATTAGCTGCAGCAATTGGCGATGATGCCAACTTCTCGACTACGGTAACAAACTCTATTGCAGCTAAACTGCCTCTAGCTGGTGGTACACTGACGGGAGACATAAATGCTGGTGGAAATACTGTCACTAATCTGGCAACTCCTTCGGCTAACTCTGACGCTGCTACAAAGGCGTATGTCGATACCGGCGTAGGCTCTAACGCAGCGGCTGCTACAAGTGCTACTAACGCCGCCAATTCGGCAACGGCTGCAGCAAACTCTGCAACTGCAGCGGCTAGTAGTCTGGACACCTTCCAAGACACATATCTTGGTGCGGCGTCCTCAGACCCGTCTACAGACCTAGACGGAAATGCTCTGGCTACAGGTGCGCTGTATTTCAATAGTACCAGCAACGTCACCAGAGTTTATACGGGTTCAGAATGGCAGACAGCTTCTGCTTCCATTGAAGGCATAAAAGCAGACTTTGTCTATGTGGCAACTGCAGGACAGACAGTATTTTCCGGAAACGACAGTTCCAGCAATACGATGACTATCGATACTGCCGGTCTGGTGAACGTATTTTTAAACGGCATCCGACTGATAACCACTACAGATTATACAGTATCTGCAGCCAACAATCGTGTTACTCTCAACGCAGGAGCAACTGCAGGCGATTTGCTTGAAGTAGAAGTCTTCGGGAACTTTGCTGGTCAGTCTGGATCATCAGTAGCAATTACTGGCGGTACAATTAATAATACCACGTTTAATAATGTCACATATTCTGGGAATATTACTACTACTGGCACGGTTGATGGCAGGGACGTATCTGTTGATGGTACAAAACTAGATGGAATAGAAGCCGGTGCTACAGCAGATCAAACCGCTGCAGAAGTACGCACATTAGTAGAAAGTGCTGCAGATAGTAACGTCTTCACAGATGCTGACCATTCTAAGTTAAATTCCATAGAAGCTAGTGCTACTGCAGATCAGACTGATGCGGAAATTAGAACTGCTGTAGGTAACGCAAGTGATAGTAATATTTTTACTGATGCTGACCATTCCAAATTAGACGGTATAGCGGCTGGTGCTACTAATTACGTCCATCCTACAGGTGCGGGTAACAATCACATCCCTACTGGTGGCTCGGCAGACCAAGTGCTGACTTACGCCAGTTCTGGGACAGCGGCGTGGGCTGATTTAAACGCTGGTTTTCTATCCAATGTGGTTAATGTAACAAGCAATACAACAGCTACAACATCACAATCAGGCACCTTGTTTGTAATTAAATCAGCTACGGCAATTTTGACTTTACCCGCCCCTGCCGTTGGTCTTTATTTTGGCGTTGTAAACGAAACCACCACGCCAACTTTAATGAGAGTAGGAGGGTCTAACTCTGTATTTGCCAACAATATAATATTCCCACTTAACCATGCTAGGTCAGTTGGAGTAGGTACATTTATCGGAATGTCTAGCACTAAATATGCTTGTGATTTTGACCCTGTAAGTGCGGCTGTTATTTCATTCTTTCGAAACGGTGACCCAAACGCGACTAACTATTCTGAAACATGGAACATTGGAACTAATACAACAGCGATTTACATTGCAATGCACAGTGGCACAAACGGTGCTTTTTATACGAACACAAGTAGTATATATTTAGCACCCGGTCTTGGCGGTGCGGGATTTAGTGAAAAACTAATTACTTCGTCTATCCCAACAACGCTCACAATCGCAGGTGATTATCGCCAACATAACTCCACTGCAAATATATCCAGCCCACCGACGAGCAGTCGTTTGACTTGTGTTGGTACTGGTGTGAATATGTACGTTCAGCGTGGCACAGGTACATATTACAACCAAGGCTATACGCAAAATCTAACTGGCGGCACGGCATCTGGCGGGGATTTTAACGCTAGTGGCGGGAGCGGGTCAGGTTCGTCAGGTAGTAATTATTATAGCGCAAGCACGGTTTATGGTGGCGGAGGCGGTGCTGGTAGTCCCGCTGGAACTGGGGGCAACGCTTCTACTTCTGCATCGTCCAGCAATATCTACAATTCGAACGGCACTGCTTGGGGTGGCTATAACTCCGTAACTCAAGTCAAACACGGTGGCGGTACTGGTGGCAACCACGGCACAACATCAGGCGGGGGAGCCGCTGGCACCAAAGACAGCAACTCAATTACAATGACACCGTATATCGGCAAAGAGTTTCATTTAGCTGGTGGCGGTTCGACGCTTGTAGACCAAGCGGCCACAGGTTTAACGGCTGTGCGTTATGGTTTAAATATTGGTGCTCAGTTTGGTCATGCGCTGAATGATTTAGAACACATAAGCAACACTAAGCTATTCTATGCCCCACCAGTAGCTAGAGAAGCAAGTGCTTTTTCAAACTATAACCCAACGGAAGCCGGATGCACCATCATAGAGTTTAAAGGATAGAACAATGATTGATGAAAGAATTATTGAAATTTATCGCCAAGACAAACTGGACGCTGCAACGGTTCGCGCCGTTAGAAACAGCCTGCTTGCCGACACCGATTATCTGGGACTGTCTGACTGCACTATGACAAACGAAATGGCTGGCTATCGACAGGCACTGAGAGACTTGCCCTCGCTATCTAGCTGGCCTGTTTTGCACATAGACGAATGGCCCACACCACCAGAAGGAAATTAAAAGATGAGTAAGGCCAGAGATTTAGCCGACTTCGGTTCCAATCCAGATGAACAAACTAGCACAATTACCGTTACAGTTGCTGGCGGTAAGTTTGTTATTGATGGAACCTCTCAGCAAACAATTACTATGGCTGCATCTGGCGTATATAAATTTGACCAGAGTGATAGTAGTAACGCCAGCCATCCTTTAAAAATATCAACCACTTCAGACGGTACACACGGTGGCGGCAGTGCTATTACCGTAGACTTTGTAGCCGTAGGCACAGCAGGGTCGGCTGGGGCGTATGTAACCTACACTATTCAACAGGATGGTGCTGATAACTACTTCTACTACTGTGGAAATCACTCAGGAATGGGCGGCTCAATTCGGAAGTCGGGGAATCCTACGGCTGCTGAGATACTCACCTCCATTAAAACGGTTGACGGTACTGGCTCTGGCCTAGACGCAGACACGTTGGACGGCGTTGAGGCGGCTGCACTACTGCCTTTGTCTGGCGGCACGATGACGGGCAATTTGGTTTTGGGCGATAACGTCAAAGCTACTTTTGGTGCTGGGTCAGATTTACAGATTTATCACGATGGGTCATCATCTATAATTAAGGATGCTGGAACTGGTAACTTAGCAATTCAAGCAGAAGACTTTGCCGTTCAATCATCTGATGGAAGCGCAACTCATATATTTGTTGATACCAGTTCAGGATACACTTCTTTTGGTTATGGTGGTTCAACCAAACTCGCCACCACCAACACAGGCGTATCAGTAACAGGCACTGTTGCAGCAACCGCACTTACAGGTGACGGTGCGGGTATCACAGGTTTGTCAGGCGGCGGCGAACAGACATTTACTGCCAGTGGCAGCATAAGCGCAGGAAACATTGTAGGTATAAATTCAAGCGGCACTGTTGAAGTTATGGGGCAAGAAGAAAGTGGCGTAGTTCAAGTCGGAACTCGTGACCCTTACAGCCCAGAATATTTTCCACAGGGCATAGCTACAGATGGCAATGGTAAAGTTTTGGCTGTTATAGGAACCTCTGCTAATGGTGGGCCAGCGGCCTACGTCGGCACGATAACAGGAACAACGATTTCGTGGGGTTCAGAGTATGAAATAACCAGCAATACTGACCAATACTCACCTTACGTGACTTACGATGCAAACGCAGGGAAGTTTCTAATTTACTGGTATAACGCTAGTGGCTCTTATACTGGTCATGCTGTTGTAGCTACAGTCAGTGGCACGAGCGTTTCGTTTGGGACAATAATCCAAGTCAGTAGCGCAGGACGTCAGGGTCAAGTTCTATACAATCCCGACACTCAATCTTCGCTTATAGCTTACTGGACAACTTCAGGGGTATGGGCGAGTGTTGCCACCATAAGCGGCACAAGTGTAAGTCTTGGTAGCCCTTTGCAAGTTAGTAGTGGTAGTTCACATAATTACCCACGGCTAACTTACGATACCTCTGCAAACAAATATCTTTGCGCTTATAGAAAAGGCAATGGGAACGGAGCGGCAAAAGTTCTTACTGTTTCTGGAACGAGCGTAACGGCAGGCTCTGAAGCCACGTTTGAAACAACTGCCGGAATTTTTTATCTAGGCACTACCTATGACCCAACCGCAAATCGGCACATAATGCAACATCATCCGGGCAATGGTGCGAAAGTCGTGGCGGGGACCATATCTGGAACAAGCGTCACATTTGGGACGCGCATAAACATGCCAGCAACAATATTATCCAGCCCTCATTACAACCCCGTTATTCAACAAACAATGATTACAGGAAGTGGCTATGATTATTATTACAAAATAATTTTTGGCAGCGGCAACACAATAAGCGTTGACGGCGCAGATACTACGCAATGGCTTAATGATGGAACTACTCCCTCAAATGCTGGCCCAAACTTTGTAAACGTAGACTCAACAAAGAACTGCTGGCTGTGGGAAAATGGCAATAAAGCTAAGAGCCTAGTTAAAAATGACGGTATGGTTAAGTTTGTTGGCCTTGCCAAAGAAAACATTAGCAATGGAGCCAGTGGCAAAGTCACTGTGGTGGGCGGTATCAACACGGCTGTTAGCGGTTTAACCGCAGGAAAATCTTACGGCCTTCCAGTGGACAGCGCAGTTATAACTGAAATAACAGACAGCACATCAGCAAAAATATTTGGCACGGCGTTGTCTGCTACATCTATATACATTGATAAGGGAAACCTGCGATGAAATCATTTTTGGCATATTGCACTGAGCATTATCTCCCACCTCTTCCTGTTTCATTTAAACAATGGCGTAGTTTGAAGCTACAGGAATCAGATTGGATGATGCTGTCTGATACACCTACAATTAGCACTGAGTGGGCAAACTACAGGCAGTCTTTGCGTGATCTTCCAGCCAATGCTGCGTACCCATTAGGTCTAATTGATCGTAAATTTGTACCGCTAGACCCTAATGGAGAATGACGTAGCCTTTCCTACGCCACCTAATTAACACTTGCAATAGACTTTAGTAGATGCTATAATAGATACAATGTATACACCATGCCTCTTACGTCCAGAAGAGGTTCTAGAACATTGGTCTACAATAAAACCCCATATTGATGCTGCTCTAGAACACTCTGCAGGAGAAATGACTACCTTCCAATTGTTCCAGAAGGCGATTGCCGGACAGGTGCATGTTTGGGCGGTAGTACGCGAAGGCAGCATACACACGGTGGTTACTACAAGGTTCCTGACCTTTGATAATACTAAATCACTACAGGTGTTAACATGCGGCGGGAAGATAGATGATTGGGACGCTTGGATAGAACATCATCATTTATTTGAGAAATTTGGCAAAGATAACGGCTGCAATTCAATACAAATCTGGGGTCGCAAGGCATGGGGGCGGCGTCTCAAGTGTAAAAACTACAAGCCCCTTTATTATGTGTACTCAATGGAGATAATAAAATGATCTACAATCCTTTCATGCCGTATAGGCACTTGCGCTCCAGAAGTGCAGGTTTGATCGTATTCAAAGGTGGCGGTGGTGCGCCTGCTCCAGTGCAGATTGTCCCGCCCACTGTGGTAGACGGGGGTCTATCAGACGAGCAGTACAATAAATTAATGTCCGGCATTGGCTCCGCTGGGGTAGCCGGTGTGGATGGAGCCGATGGTACAGCAGCAACAGGTTTATATAATGAAGCAAGCACTATTGGCACTAACATGGACACGGGGTTCGCTGGTATCGGCACTCGTCTGGACGGCGTTAATACTAACGCCACTGCCAATCGGGATGCTGTTACTGCCAATACAAATACCGGATTTACTAATCTAACTGCCTTGCTGAATGACTATAATACTGCCCAGAACCAACGGTTTGATGCAACGGATACTGGATTGGCTACAAACGCCACTGGTATTAATAATCTGCAGACTTCGCAGGACACCGGCTTTGCCGATATGGGAACTCGTTTTGACACGGTAGATCAGGCTAATACCACGCTCCAAAGCGATGTG